CTATTTGATGCTTATTAAGAAGGCGACAGATATAAGAAATGCCACATAAAATAGTGCTTGCAACACTAAACATAAACTTTGATAAACTACGCATGTCACAGCACTTCGATTACCATGAAGCTTGTCTTTGCCTATCTTATCAAATGTCTTTTTTATTTTTTTTCTCAAGAAACTAGTAGGATATAAGTTCATGTAATCATTATAGAATTCATTGACATCTACATTTTTATCACTAACATAATTTATTTCACTCCCTATTTCATCTCGTTCCTTACAGTGCTCATGGTATTTCTTTAACTCTTCTGCAGAAATCTGAGCCATACGAATGCTAACTGCAACTGACGAATGCACCACTATAGAAAAGTATTTTGCTAAAAAACCAAAAATCGCAGACGCGCACAAAAATAAAACAATATATTTAAATCCGCCTATGCCAGTGTATGGAGTTACCTTATCAATATTCGCAATAATCAATGCAGCCGTACCGCCAACACCAGCCAATAACCACATACTAAACTTATCTAAAATAGATGTTATCTCGCTTGTGGCCAAACTAGCTCCATTTATCATGCCACTATGAAAGTTATTGTGTATTACCTCATCCCATTCCTCAATGGCTTTTTTTAGTTTTTCTTCTTGCATTTATTCCTCTGGATTGAAATTTAATTTATAGGCATGAACTCTTATCGTACTGAAAGAATATCTGAAAATCGAGTTGTATACCTCGGCGAAAGCATTTCCCGTTTCATCTGCCAGGCAGTCTGGATCCCCTGCCCTGCAAAATACAGAGTTCCTCTTCCGCCTTTCGCATTGAGATGGTCGAGGACTTCCATCAGTTTCTCGCTATTCTTCCGTGGTGCGTTGTCGTCGAAGAGGTTGAGCTGGGCCACGCCCTGACTGTAGAAATCCCCCAGCATCACGCCTGCTTTCTGATAGCGATGCCCGTCTCGCCAGATTACATCGAGGCATTTCGTCGCCGCGGTAATTATGTCCCGACTGTCCTGGGTCGGAGTTAGCAGCTTTACTGATGCGCTGTTTCCGTAGTATGGCTCGTTAAGCGCAAAGGGGCTGGTTTTGACGAACGCTGAGATGAACCGACAATATTGATGCTCGCCACGTAGTTTCTCCGCTGCGCGGGACGCATAGCTGCATATAGCCTGCCTCATCTCATGGTATTCCGTGATACGACCGCCGAATGAACGGCTGCACACGATTTCCTGCTTTACCGGTGCGAACTCCTCCAGCCCGAGGCATGTTTCGCCTCGCAGCTCCCGCACAGTTCGCTCCAGAACCACATTAAAATGCTTCCGGATAAAACGGATATCGGTATCCGCCAGTTGAAGAACCGTTTTAATGCCCATTGCCTCCAGTTTTTTACTGATGCGGCGCCCGACTCCCCAGACCTCATCCACCGGAAGCAAAGCCATCAACTTCCTCTGCCTTTCCAGATTAGACAGATCCACCACTCCTCCGGTCTGTCGCTGCCACTGTTTCGCAGCATGATTGGCCAGCTTCGCCAGGGTTTTAGTCTGGGCTATGCCGACGCCGACCGTGAGGTGCGTCCTGCGCAGAACCGTCTCGCGAATTTCCCTGCCAAAATCGGTAAGATCGCGACAGTTACGAACACCAGTCAGATCGCAAAATGCCTCATCAATACTGTAAATTTCGCAGCGTGGAGATAGTTCCTCCAGCGTTGTCATCACTCGGTTGGACATATCGGCATAAAGCTCATAGTTGCTGCTAAACGCGATAATACCGTGCCGGCGAAACATGTCCTTTTGCTTGAAATAAGGCTCACCCATTTTGACGAAGGGCTTCGCCTCTTGCGAACGGGCGATCACGCAGCCGTCGTTGTTTGACAGGACGACCACCGGCCGCCCCTTCAGGTCAGGACGAAATACGGTCTCGCACGATGCGTAAAATGAGTTCACATCGCAAAGTGCAAACATTTCAGCCAGCCGATTTGATGATGTAAGTTACGACCCCGAACACATCGAGAGTATCCTCGCTACCCACGACTATCGGCGAATATGCAGGGTTCATTGGGTTAAGCTGAACCCGCGGATGCAGCTGCAGCTTCTTAACGGTAAATTCCCCATCCACAGCAGCAATAACGATATCGCCATGAACTGCTGTCCTTGAGCTATCCACAACCAGAAGATCCCCTTCCCCTATGCCGGCGTCTTTCATGCTGTCGCCGGCGGCTTTGACAAAATACGTCGCACTGGGGTGATTGATTAGTAACTCATTCAGGTCTATACGTTGCTCAACGTAATCCTGTGCGGGGCTTGGAAAACCACATTGCACAAGGTCACTGTACAACGGGATCAGCATGATCTCACGTAACTCAACGGGTGTGTAAAACTGCATAATTGACTCGCTCAGATTAATGTCGCGGTAGGGATACCCGTTACCGGGTACCCCCCGCACAGATCCCGGCGTGCGCTATTCACGCACCGGGCTCCTGCCTTGGGTGTCTGGCGGTGAACCGCTCCACAGGCCATGGATGCAGAACCCGAACCTTCGGCAGCCATACGGCTGCCAGTCTGTTTGCTTTCGTCCATGTCGTATCATCCTGCTGGCTCCTGCGCCTCAGCGCCCGTCGCCAGAGGTCTGTTACGTATATCCTGAACTTCCGCATCATGGGATAGTTGCCCGGGACTGAGTGGTAGTTCAGGTATCCCTGAACCACTCTCCTGAGCCATTTTCCCTGTTCGGGGATTGAGTAATGCCAGCGCTTTCGTAGTCCGTCCTTGATCGCTTTCAGTGTCGCCGTCATCCTGTCCCGGCGTGTCTTTCGTATCAGCATGAACCTGCCACTACGGTCTTTCCCACTGATATGCGTGAACCCGAGGAAGTTGAACGTTTCTGGTTTACCTTTTCCCCTGCTGGCGCGGTTTTCGGCTGCGAAGCGGCCGAACTCCATCAGTCGGGTTTTCTTCGGATGTACCGTGAGTCCGAACTCCTTCAGTCTGCGCTGCATGGCTATACGAAAGCATTGAGCGTCGATTCGCTTGTCGAACCCGATGACTATGTCATCTGCGTATCTGACCATGACCACATTGCCTGTGGCATGGCGGCGTCGCCACTGATGCGCCCACAGATCGAAGACATAGTGGAGGTAGATGTTTGCCAGCAGCGGCGAGATAACCGCACCCTGTGGGGTGCCTTCCTCCGATGCCCGCCATTCTCCTTCCTCTGAGGTCCCGGCTGTGAGCCACTTTCGTATGAGCCTGATTACCCTCTGGTCGCCGATTCTGTGTTCTATGAACCTGATTAGCCATTCATGGCTTACCTTGTCGAAGAACTGACTAATATCGGCATCCAGTACCCAGTTTACATTGGTCCGAACCAGCCCTGTGGCCAGTGCGTCCAGCGCATTGTGCTGGCTTCGCCCGGGTCTGAACCCGTATGAAAACCCCATAAAGTCATTTTCGTAGACTGCATTCAGGATCTTAACCAGCGCATACTGGACGATTTTGTCCTCCAGTGAGGCGATGCCGAGCGGGCGCTGTTTTCCATCCGCTTTCGGGATGTAGTGCCGCCTGCCGGGCTGAGCCCTGTAACTACCCTGATGAAGCCTCCGGTGCAGATCTGCTATGTTGACCTTCAGGTTTTCGGCGTAGTCCTTCCACCTGACACCATCAACTCCGGCAGCCGCTTTCCTGCTCAGGGAGAGGAATGCGTTCTCCAGTGCCTCTGCTGTCAGGAGGTGGAACAATGCGGTAAACCGTTCTTTCTTCCGCTGCTTCGCAGCTTCCCGCACGCGTGACAGCCTCTGTGACATACTTTCCCGGCTCTGCGTCCGGCGCATGTGTGGCTGTTCCGCGTTTCCCTTGGCCCCGCTCCTTCGCTCCACTGACTCCGCTCCTTGCGGATTGTTCGCCAGATTCGCAGCTACTATGAGCGAGTCCGACTTCTCCTCTCCGTACATCACCGGCTTCGGCTCCTCGCCTTCCCGGTGCGGGCCATCTCCGGCACTGGCAGATGGTCAGAGGGGAGATCTCCCGGTTCCCGCGTAAAGATCGTATTGACATGCCAGGGTCTCAGACCCCGCCGGGTCCATATGGCACTCGCAGTAACGCACCCTATGATGTTGCCTTCCGTAAACAGTACAACGTCGGCACCCGGGAATTTAATATACATTTCGTGGCTCAATGGCTGGCCTGTCAACACCCCTGTCAACGCTTCGCCCCATACCTCACGGTATACAACGCATGACTCGGGGACCCTGTGGATTGCTGGTCCTTCACTGGTCGGGGACTTTCACCCCTTGATCTTTACCGGTCTCCCGGCGCACACTGTTTTTATATACAGTAGTTTTAACAAAGCGACAGATCAATATAGGTTATGGCTATCAATATATGCCATTGCCGTAACGCATTGATGTAACTAGTAAGGTAAGTCTTAAAGTGTTTTTAGGCCTTAGTTGTTTGATGGTTTTACGAACAGGGTGCGGTTAAAATTTTTCAGCTATAGCAATGCTTCATAGCAAATTGCTCACCTGCGATCTCTTGCATACGGTTCGCAGGTGAGCAAACTTAACCGGCTGGAAAATATTTATAAATCGTCTTCACATTCACCCCTATCACATCTGCGATCTGTTGCCGGGTAGCGCCGTTCTCCAGCATTCGGCGGCACCGCTCCACCACTTCTTCAGTCATTATCCGGCGGCGGCCGCCGACTCTCCCCTGCTCCCTAGCAGCGGCTAAACCGGCGCGTGTCCTCTCCACTATCAGACTGGTATCTATGCTGTCCGTCAGGCTGCGGAAATAACAAATGGCGGCTGTCATGATAATTGCCAGCCGCAATATCAAGGCTTAATTTAATTAGTAAAGTATTTCTGCTGATTAGCCGCGATGTTTCTGAGGAAATAATCACTCTTTGAATCAACGAGAATAAATTCGCCGATAGTCACGTAAGAAAGCTCGCTTGGCGCCCCGCTTACCCACGGCCCGCCACCCAGTACAGCGGAATCAGATATTCCTGAGACATCACCAGACACGGAGCCGGTAACCCATCCTCCGCTATCCAGAGCGATGCCCTGCAAATGAGTTTTAAAGTCGATGTAGGAGCGAACAATAATATTTGTATTTGCTGTAAACGGGGTAGTTTCTGTTACGATCTCAGCGTTACCCGAATCTGCCTGCGTCGAAATTATCTGTAGAAGGTTTTTCGCCTGACTCTGAAATCCGGCGCCCAGGTTGTATCGACGACGAACGGGGCTGTCTGATTTATAAAATGAGAAAATACTACAGGCCGCTGCGGGCGAAGATCGAAAACGCAGAACAAGAGATGAGGACAAACTTGCTACTCCAGATAACGCAGAAACAGCAGCCGTTAAAGAGAGGGCATCACTTGTTCCGTCGAATACCACGCCTGGCTTAGAACCAATCAGATCAACAGCGCCTGCTGAAACTATCCGTGGCTGTCCGGACACATTTTCGCGGATAGCATTAAACTCATTACCCGATTGATCGTACCAGACACTGATAAATCCGTTGCCTGAACCGCAAAAATTAAGCAGAGCCGTCGTGTCCAGGTCGCCTTCGGCAGTAAATCCAATATTAATCTCTGTGTTATCACTGGAGCGACGTACACGAATTGCAGGCCCGGTGTAGGATGCTGAAAGCTGCCGCAAAGACAGAGCCACTGTGGGAGTATATCCAAAAGTAGGCCAGTAACCGGGTAAATCTTTTTTATCGCCGGTATATGCAGAGTTAGAATTAAGTACAAGCATGATGACCTCTTAATTAAGAATCAGATTTATTTTTTGGACCGCTGTCTGTCCGACACTGTTCTGGCAGGCGCTGGTGATAACATATGAGCCATTTTCACCACCGAAGTTGATTAACTGGCAGCTTTTGGTGTCAAAGATCACGCCTTCGGGTAGTGAATAAACGCCGATGGTTTTGGTACATTTCTCGCCATCAGTGACAAGAATTCCGCAATCCCAGAGAGGATATAAATCAACACTTTTTCCTGGTTTCAGTGTTAATGCATCACCAGAAAAACGAGGTCCAATATTGGCCCATGTGCGGGCGGGTTCGCAGCTTGAGCCATCCTGCAGATAGCCATAAATAACGAAGTTAAGACGTCCCGCTTTCGTGTATCCGTTACTGATAGTAATGCTTCGGGTGGATGCATCGTAAGTAACAAAAGGAGGAAGGGAGTCATAGGAAACTGTATGACTGCCACCGGGTTCATTCTCTTCAGTCATGACTGTCTGGACATGCTCTGAAACATCGTCACGGCCCCACAGAACCGACTTAGCCGGAAGTACTATTGTGCCGCTGCTGCCATAATCAATGTTGACTGAAGGAACGGTGACGAGCGGCTTGATATGACTCAATCCTGTTTTACGCCAGATGCGGCACCAGTCAACACTGATTGTCGCCCCCTTCCAGAGTTTTTCCCATGCCCAGGCAGAATAGGTTTCACCATGGAAGGTGCCTTTATATACATGACTACTCATCAACAAGTAACCCGGTTCACGTACTGAATTGGCATCAAGACTTAATATGCTGCTAAAGGTATCATCAATGAATATCTGGACATTACTTTGATTGAGGATGGCGCTAATTTTATGGTACTTGCCATCAAATATATATTTTTCCGGTCCAAGCGTTCCTCCGCCTGTTTTCGAACCATCAGCTCCCCATAGATTATAATTTGACGTTGCAAACTGGCTGATGCCCTCGATAATATCCAGCTCATCCGAATTGTAGGTGTAGGATGGCAGCGAACTTTGGGTCCATAATGACGGGTGCCACCCTGGCGGGTTTTGTGTTTTGTGAGTGAACATCGCATACCACTCAATAATACAATCTCCAGTCCCGGCGGGACCGGCGAAAAATGAAAATGCGCCTACAGAGCTCACCATCGCCGCCAGGTCATGCCTTGAGCCTTGCAGATGGGGTTTTTCATTCGCAGTAGCTGCACGGGCCTGAAGCCTCAGAACACCATCTTCAACGCGCATATTATCAAAACCCACCGGCACGCCCCGGTTCGAGTCATTAAAGCCCGTAAAGGCGGGGTCAGTGTCGTACATTGTGCCCAGCTGCGTATCAGAGCCCCGCGGCGGGTTGAGGTAAGTGCGGGTAGTAAACCAACGCCCCTTAGGATTCGCCGGGCTCAAAATATCCAGCGTATTGAAATCGTCACCAGCAGAAAGAGTGTACCCCTCATAAATTGAGCCAGCCGGCCCGGCGCTCTCCAGCATTATCCCGCCAATCTGTCCGGTGGTTTTATCTGATACCCTATTTCCACCCAATAAGCTCTCAATGCTAAGCGTAATATTTTTCATCATATCGTCAGCTGTTAATATGTATGCGTACCCGGTAGCATCTGGAATAGCTACGTTATCACGTAACCATTTTATTTTCTCAGCATAATAACCATCGGGAATATTAATATAAGCAGCTGTATCTACCTGATTACGGATATCAATCGAAACAACCGATGATTCGGGCGTTTGATTGTTTTTCAGGTTATTTATTTCATCCTGAACTGAGTCAGCCAGCAAAGGTAGATACAGGCGGCCGTCATTTGCCTGAATGAGTGTGTCATGTTCGCCATCACCAAAGCGCAGGATATCGTCCCCGGTAGTTAACGAAGCATAGGATTCGATGTACTTAAAATAATCCTGGATGGACAAATTAAGTAGCGGAACGAATACACGACCGTCGCAATCCTGTATGAAGGTATCATTCTCACCATCACCTAATCTGAAAATATCACTTCCACTACGTGACGAAACCAGCGATAACAATCGATTGATTGTATTCTGCACGGATTCCGGCAAATAAGGTAAAAAGAAATAACCATCTTTATCAAGAAGACCAACAATGTTTTTCTCACTGTCATGAATTTCAACAATATTTTCGCCTTCAGATTCAGAAATGCGATTATCAATTTTAGCGACGAGTTCTCCTGATGCCATTGTCCGGCCGGTAGTGGTCAGCGTCCCGCCAACGTTCATGACCTCAATCGCGAGGGCGCTGTCGTCCGGGCTGCGGTAATAGGCGGTGCTCCCCTCGGGAATATTCGCGATGTCTGCCTGCGCCGCCGCCAGCGTCGCGTACTGCTTACTGAGCGGAATGATGTTCTGCCTGACCTCATCGTTTTTCGCCATCATCTGACGCCACGTATCCAGCGGTTCACCTGCTCGGTCGTTAACTGTTCCTGCCGGACCGTTCACCAGTTCGTCAGCGCGCTTTACGTTATCCAGGAAAATTTCAGGCGTCGTCGTTCCCAAAGGCGGGTTAAGTTCGGCCATGATTTTTGCTCCAAAACGGTGTTCGCCCAAACGAGGGTTTGAGCGAAAAGATTAATTAGGGGTTGTTATGGGGTATTACGCGACGTCGCCGGGGTATGTGGCGTCGTCGTAGTCGTAAAATTCAGCGCGGTATTGCCGGGCAGTTATCTCGCAGGTTCCATCGTCCTGTGGCACTATCTCGGACACAATGGCGTGATACAGGTCGCTCTCAGAACTACAGAAAATTAACCGGGGAGGCTCAATTATCGGATCATCCAGCAGGATATCGGCGAACTCAGATTGATACGGGACGGATACCTGATAGTTGTCACCTGTGGGTGATGCTTCAAACAGCCGTGATGCTTTTCCATCCTGATAACGCAGATAGACGCGTGGATTTGCAAAAGTCCAGTCCAGCGGCTCCGACACATCGAATGTGGTCACCCCACCAGCAGTTGTCATCGACTCAATCAAACACGAAATAGTGTTGCTGCCAGGGATATCATCGGTCAGCACAATACGATCCCCGACGTTGTAACAGAGCGCGTCCAGTTCCGTCGTCGTTTTATGCGTCATGCGCTGCAGCTGGTATTTTTTCAGTCGGCGCATACCAATCTGATATGCGTGATCAGGATTGCCTACACCATCAGCCCGGTATGCCTCTATTTTCAGCGGCGTTGGGTTGCCAGGCAGACGGCATTGCACCGTCTCTTCTGCCCAGGTCGAGCCGTTGATATAGGTTACGTCAACACCATCGTAATCGTCGTCAGTCACCGTGACGAAATCGGTCTGCATCTCGGATACCATCTCGTGAGGGGTGATAGCCCCGGTCCAGGGTTTAACACCTTCACGACCCACTGATGCAACAGACTGGGTATTTAGCAGAAAATAACTCTTTCCGGCTGCAGCGATTTTCTGAAGCATTTCCAGCGCAGAAATACTGTCACCCGTGGCAAAATCGAAATACTCGCCGTTCGGGGTCCAGTAAGTCTGCTCCAGGGCATCTATTGCCTCAGTATCCATTTCCATACCAAGAGAACGGCCGACGTGATAAAGCGCACCAGAGATACTACGGGCTACGCCAGAGTCATAAATGCGCGTGGCCACAACGTTTACGCGCCGGTCAGACTGAGCCGCCAATTTGCCCCCCGTCTCAACCGTAACCCCCATCAGGGTGACGCCAGCATAGGATGTTGGCCGAGCCAACAAGCGACCACGCAACGCTTGCCAGTACATCGAGTCACGCGCGTTATTGCTACCCTGCTCATTGCGGCGACGGCAGCGCACCTCAACCAGCCCAGGAGAAGAGAGATCAAAACGCTCTGTAAAACCCAACCCGTTGATATTTTTAAGCGCGTAAACCCCCTGCCTGCTCGTCCAGCCAGAGCCAGATCCATAAACACGGTACTGTATTTCCCACTCACAATGCCTGATGCGTTTTTTGCCTTTGCTGTCGAATCCGCAAATGCCAGAAGGAAAGGAGAAATTCACCTCGAAAGCGTCCACCACTTCAGATTCCGGGCAGGCAAGGAACGGCCCCATCCAGGTATTGTTGTCGCTGATCCCTGTAGCCTGATAGTCAATCATCGTGCGGGGTGAGAAGCCAGACCAGGAAGGATCAACCACTCCATCAATCAGCCGCTGAACCGTTGCGGTCGTACCGTCCGCATCCGCAATGCGGTACTCGTTGCCACGGTGAGCCAGCGCCAGGCGTTGTGTTCCCTCCGGTATCCCGGAAAATGCCACTCCGGTTGCACTCCCATACGCCAGCGTAACGTTAGCAGTTATTGCCGGACTGCCTCCGCTGGACGCGGTGCCGGAGGTAAATACAGGACTGTCGCCAAAAACGGCTACCGGTAGCGATGATGAGGTAATGTTTCCTCCGAGCCAGGGGCCTGATGCCTCAGCAATCAGCACAACACCGCCGCTATCCTGCGCCAGTAATCCTGACCCGGTCAGGCCATCGTTTATCACCGCCAGCAGGCCGGGCATATTCACATAGTCTGCAACGAGGGAAATAGTGTACTCATGTCCCTGCCAGGTGATCGTAAAAGTCTGGCCGGTACCGGAGTAATCATATGTTGATGGGGAGGCATTTGCTTTCAGGCTGGCCGCATTTCCACCCACCCCGGGTATCGCGTCCTGCTTCGCCGTATAAGTTGCAATAACCAGTTCGTATTCAGTGCCGTTAATTTCCAGGGTAACCGGCATACCCGGATAGGGATTAATTTCACCCAGAGAGTTACTGGCGAGAACGCTATATCCCGACGAGGTTGAAACCAGAAAATTCATCGGGGCGACGATCGTAACAATGGCCCCCTCAACCCACGACTCAGGCAACGCATTGCCTTCATCGTCATCATCGTTGCCATCATCCAGCCCGTTAAACGTCACGGATGCGCCAGAAACGGTCATACTGTCGGCGTTGATATCTGTCGAATCTGGCGAGGTCTGGGCCATATCAAGCCCACTCCCGCTGGAAGTACCACCTACCTCTGTCGAGTTGAACCAGTTTTCACTTCGCCGATCTCCTGAAACATCTGCTCCAGGTGAATAAACGTTGTAACTGAACGAGTCCCCTAATGCTGAAATAGGTGTTGAACCCACACGGATATCACCATTTGTAAACGCGAAATTCCCCTTTCCAAGGCAAACCATCATTTCGACAGTCATTAGCGTTGGATCATCAGGATTAAAGCGCGTCACTGGCTGTACGACATAATCTGGATAGATACGGCAACGCCCAAACACTTCGCGGATTGGGTCGCCAAGTTTCGCCTGGTTCGCTTTGGCTGGGTTTAAATCCAGCCCCAGACCACTGGAGGATGAATAGCCGCCTTTATCCATGTTCGACATGGTGATCAGCACATACACAGCCGAGGCTGCAGCGATGGCCGCCGCTGCCCAGGCAGCGATAGCAGTTGCCGTCACTCCCTCACCAGGGATCGGGTAAACTTTTACATCGCTCTCAGCACTGATAAAGCATAAAGGCCATTCTGCCGGTGGGACTGGCTTACCATTCACCTCAAACGTAACACGCTGCACCATATCGTTACGGTAGTTATCGACATGCTGGAGCATCCAGTCATGTATGGTCGTATCCCGGTGTTCATGCGTCTCCAGCGGTTCGCCAGGCAAACGCGACGGGTAAAGGCGGATTGTCACTGGTAATACTCCACTTTCAGAAACTGGCGTTCAAAACGCGCCAGGGGAAGAATGGTTACGTTGCGCCGGGGATTACATTCAATAACGTAAAGCGCTCCCTCCATTTTGACGACAACACCAAGGTGGCCGATCATATTTCCCATATAGCAGGCGGCAACCGCACCGTTGCACGGCTTGCAGGGAGTCAGGTCACGCGAAAAACTCTCGCAGACTTTCCCCATTTCAGTGCTGCCACGCTCTTTAATCACAGCCTCAAACGCGGGCCATTCAGGCAGCCCCAGGTCCCGGCGGACCTCATGTACAATGCCGTAGCAGTCGAGAACAGGAAAAGTGCGGCCGCCCATCTGCCAGCGGACAGTCAGGTATTTGTCAATGTTGAGCATAAGGAACCTATCGGGAGTAACGGAGACCCTGGAAGTACGTCAACGTGTATCTGTCACGTGGCCAGGCATAATCGAGCATATTTTTAAATCCGGCGGTGACGTTTACAGTAAGCGGAGTCCATGAGCCTCCTTTAACCGGCATGACGTAAGGCGGCTCCGCTGGCGCGGTAAGGTCAGTGGAAATGTATTTTCTGAATGTGATGCTGGCAGTGGATATGGCATCAATGACCTTGCGAATAGCCGTGGATACAACGCCGTCGATGTTGCACAGCATAAACTTCAGGTCCTGCGTCCCGTCTTCGTTTCTGGCAGGAAGGGAAAGGACAATGGCACAGGCAATAAACGTTACGGTTTCGCCCCCCTCGGTAACCGCCGTAATGTCCTCATAACCCTCACACAAATAATGCGTCTGACCGCCAATATCGATCTGCAACGTACCAATGATGACCTCCGACCCGGAGGACGCATAAAGGCGGTTAATCGCTGTCATGTTTAGGCCACTCCCTGTTCAGAGCTATATCGAGTAAAGAACTCCCGACAATCCACTCCGGATATTTCCCCCAGCCAACTGGAGCGAGTGGACGCTCTCTTAACTCAACAGTTGCTGAATAACGCCAAAGACCGGGTTTAATAAAGGTAGGCCCCTTATAAATACCTACAAATCGGCATTTAAAAAATTTAAGGCCAACAGGTGTTTTGCATTTCATGTAAAACCATGCAACACCATCGGTTAATACATCCCTGTACCATGCTTCAAATGCCTGTGCTTGCGCGTCAGTTTTAAACTGCCAGACAACCGTATTATCAGTCGGCACTGATGTATATTTTCTACGCTGCCTGGCAAGCCCCCCCACCCTATCGGTTCGAATCATAGGATCAGTCGGTTCAAATCCATAATTATCGTACGTGGGGCCGGGGATACAATCATGAGGATAATAAATATCGGTCATTATTTCTTACGCCTCCCCGGATAAACTGATTTAAGTGATCGACCATAATTCTCAGTTGGATTAATAACCTGGGAAGTAAAATATTGCTTAAGCCTTTTTTCAGATGCACGCTGCCGCTGATCCAACATTTGGACCATTGCATCGTCCGGTTTCCCGGTGTAGGTGTTATTGAACTCAACATGCAGCGGGTTTCCGGCAAGGGAACGCTGTTTCCGCACCTGTTCCAGAGTGGCATCCAGTTTTGCTGATGTTCCTGCCGTCGTAACCCGCTCCCCTTTTTTCAGCAGCCAGGTGCCCGTTTCCGGAATTTTATCAATGCCGTCGTGCGCCATGCCAGCAAGGGCGGATGCAGAAATTGCAGCAACAAGAGGGGCTGTGACGCCAGCCGCTGCAGCCAGTGCCGCAGGTGCCAGACCCGGACCAACTATTGGGATAGCGGCGGTGGATGCATACGCTGCAAGTTGGGCCTGAAGCGCTGTAGCCTGCGCATTAGCGATCAACGGAGCAACAGCGGTTGCCTGAGTGGTCTTACCAACCAGAAGCTGAACGCCCTGATAAACCAGCCACTGTGCGGCCAGTTGAGCCAGCGTCTGAATAACTGTCTTCCCAAATCCTTCAACCATGTTGCTCAGAGCATCGCCAGCATCTTCGGACTGAGTGGCAAGGTCATATAATCCCTGCTGGAGATTACTTGTTACACCACTAAGCGCAGTATTGGTTGTATCCGCGGCGATCTGATTGTAATTGGTGGCCATATCAGCATAGTTTTCCCATGATGACTTAACGCCGGCCAACCAGTTATTACGCATTTCATCCTGTGCAGCGTAATAGCCCTCAAGGGCGGAAAGCTCTTTCTGATACCCTTCATCTTCCAGGCTTCCACCCTGATTTTTCCATCCCTGCCTTAATTGCGCCCTCTCATTATTACGTTGTGCATCCCTGTCACTTAATCCAGCACTCTCTGTCAGTGCAGATGATTTTTCCTGCATCTGTGTAACATATTTTAATGCATTATCCTGAAGCTTATTCAGCCGTTCCTGAGCAACGATCTGATCGCCAAGTTTCGCATTAACCTCAGCCTGCGCCAGAACCTTATCCTTGCTGGCGAGCAAAGATTGTTCATCTTTGCTCAGCGCGCGTGTTTTCGATGCCTCTTCGATAACAGTGAATTTTGACTGTAAAGACCACAAATTTTTACGTTGCTGACTGATGGTATCGTTAAGCCCCGTATGCTGTTGCAGCAACTTTAACTGGGTCATCAACTGCAGGGTTTCGGCATCAGTCTGATCAGAAGAACGATCACCAGCAGAAACTTTAACGCCTTTTGGTTTCGGCGTTTTTTTTAAGGTGGCCTCATATTCTTTCTTGGCTGCGGCCATATTGATGGCGTAATCAGCCTGTAGGATATGCCCTTCTTTCAGAGCTTTATTTAATTCATTCTGCCTGGCGGTATACTTTTCAAGCGCAGTCTGCGATTTAGCATAATTGGCTTGTGCTTGAGCGGCATATTTCTGTTTTTCAGATTCTGCCTCAGCTTCCTTTTCGGCCGCTGCTGCGCTGGCTTTGGCAATACCTGCTTGCTGCTGCGCCATATCAAGAGCCAGTCGGGCCGACTCCCTGTCATTCCAGAAACGGGCTCTGGCTTCATCGTTTACATAACGATCATTTTTCCTGAGATTCCAGATGTCATCAGCCTGCTTAAAAGCTGATTGCGCCTTGCTTACCATCTCCCCTGCGGTGTCAGGCCGCCCCAAATCCAGAGCAGCATCCCACATGGATTTAAACGCGCGTTTCAACGAATCAGCAGACCGCTCAATCGTCCCCATGTTATCGATCAGGCTCTGAGTCTGGGTGTTAAATCCCTTCGTCGCCGCATCATTAGCCGCCTGAAGTGCAGCGGCTTCATCACCTGAACGTTGTAACTGAGCAACGTAATCAATCTGCTCGGCTGTCACATTATGAAATTGTTGCGCCATCGCAATCAGGCCGGACGTCGGGTCATTTGTCAGTTTCCCGAACGCTTCCGCAACCTTTTCAATGGGGATACCAGATGCCGTAGAAAATTTTGCAACTGACTGGCTTAGTTCATCAAAACGCGCACCAGCCCCCACGCCAGCATTAATTAATGCAGTCAGAGAATCAGTGGTTTGATCAAAGGTGAGTCCTGCTTGCTGTCCCGATTTTGCCAGTGCCAGCATTCTGTCGGTAGTCAGACCAGCCGTGTTACCTGATAGCGTCAACGTCTTATTAAAATCGGATAGGGTTGACGTTCCCTGATAGAAGATATATCCAATTCCGGCACCTGCGGCGGTCAAAGCTGCAACCCCAACGGTCAACGGACTTACAGCTCCAAGTAATCCTCGAAATGTTGGGATCAGGCCACCAAATGAGTCTTTAACCTGACCGCCTTGCTGGAGCAAAATTAGCCATGGGCTCTGCCCACCAGCTAACTGAGTTGCGACATCAGTAAGCTGCGCAGGCAACATCCGCATTGCATTATTGTATTGGCCGATTGAAATACCGGCACGTTTTGCAGCACGCTCCTGCCGCGTGAAGGCTGCGGTGACCTGGGCTGTACTGTCGTTCGCGGCTCTACCTAACCCGCTCAGCTGCTTATTCAGATGAGCAACTTCCTCATCAAATTTTGCGCTATCGCCGTCAATTTTAACGACCAGATCACCCACTGGCTGGGACATAGCGAACTCCTCCAGGAATGCTTTCGGCTATCGACATAAGTTGCTCGTCTGAATCCAACTCACTTTCTCCCTCACGTTTTGATAACAAACTAAAATCAAGGGAGGTAATTCCGTGTTTATCCGGATCGGTGAAGAGACTGACAGCAAGATAACTAAGATTGGCAAAATGAGAGTCCAGGAGGTCGTCGCTAAAACAATTATCCTGGTAATACTCAATCCATTCGAACCATTCAGAGGAAGACATTTCCGAAAGCATGGCGCGCCAGTCTGGCCGTCCAAACTCCCTGGCTAATCGCATAGCAAAGCGACGTGAGCGGGTCAGGACTTTTCCAAATCGGGCTCTTCCTCTTCTTCAGTTTTCTCAGGGTCATTATTAACTGGTGGGATCATCCCTGAAAGCATACGCACAAGTAATGCAGCGCTGCCCAATAACCCTGGTGGATATTTTCGTATAATTTCAGGGAAAATATCTTTCCCTTCACGTTGCTCTTCATCCGCCTCGCTCAAGGATAATGCAACGAGCATGGCCTGATCACGCATAGTCAACAAGGTGGCCAATTTAAAGTTTTCTTCAGGTGTGCTTTCCTCTGATGGTAATGACTTCCGCTCTTCAACCATAAATTCAATATATTGCATTCTACTGTAAGCCGATAACTCAAACAGTAAAATACTCTCACCATCGGGATTTAACGTGTCTTTTTTAAGATAAGTCATTTCATTACCTTTCGCGGTGCCTTAGCACCGCTGACGAATATATTAAGGGTTAGTCGAAGCGTTATCTTCAGCCAGAGAAGGTTTACCTTTATTGGTGATTTGTGCACTACGGGTAATAACTTCGTTTCGTGAAATAGTCTTACCCAAACTACTTACCCAGCCGGTGAAAACATCAACTGCCCCATTTGGATATTTAATTTTGTAAGATTTTTCATCACCACTCATAAACCAGTCAACCAGATCCTTCTGGCCAGATTCACCAGGTTTCCAGGCAAGTGTTACGCTGGTTTGACCGGCTGACTTAACACCCTGAGCTGTTGCATCCCAGTCAGGCGCATCATCATCAATATAGGAATCATCATATGACTCTGCAGTCAGTTCCCCAGGTGTTAATTCCTTAACCTTTGCCGTTCGTGTCCAGCCGACATCACTTAACGGATCATCGTAGGGATCACCAGTTCCGGTATAAATCCAAAAAGTTGTCCCGGCACCTTTCGTCGGCGTGGTAGGTGTTGGAGTTGGCATATAGTCCTCACATAATATAAGTCAGGGAATATTGGAGATCGGCGGAGCCCCATGTAGTGGCTTCATCGTCACGTTGGTAGTCGTACCCGGCAACGCTGATGGTTTCAACGATACTGGCAAGCTCAGGAACGTCAGCCATGGCCGGATAGATGCGGGTTTCCATCCATTTATCCAGCTCGCTATCGGTAGCAGTTGCTTTAAGGAATACTTCAATGTGAAGGACAGCCTCCCACTCTTCCTCATCAATACTGCCGCCCGTCGCCTTTGCATCAGTAAGATATACAGCGACCGCGGGTAACTCTTCTGGAGCCAGGAAAGCTGGCCGACCGTCATACCAGAATATTTTCCCGGAGTTGATTGACTTCAGTTTATCCAGAACAGCTTTTCGTACTTGCGGGTGAATCATTTTGTCACCAGCCTTATCTGATTTTTGATCGCAGCCATCATTTCTTTTGGCATATCAGATGCCATCAGTTTGGGAAGTTCTTCTTTGAATGCATCAGTCAGGGGGGTGGCCAGAGGTACTTTCACCACTTCTACCGGGTAACGAGATTTACTGGTTCGTCGAAGAACATGCCAGCGACCATTATTAAGCTGTTGCACAAAAGCACCAGGGAAGCTGAAATTCCCAATCTTCAGAACGCTTCCAGAACTACCGTTGTCGCGCTTTCGTCGTGAAAGTTGAACTCGTACTGGCCCCAGCTTTATCGCCGGGAGGTTGCCGCGATTTACCCGGATGGTAGCCATTGATTTTTTAGGGCTTGCCCGTTTAAGTTTGGCGCGCTGCATGACCAGTTTTCGCTTAACCTTAGCCTCTTTCGCCACTCGCGTAGAGCTGCGGCTGATTGCCCTTCCAGCTACCCGGTTAATGGACTGGGATGTCGCCCGAGGAATGGCATTTTTACTGATATTGCTCAGGTTCTGCCTGAGCTCTTCCAGCCCTTTAATCGTCACCTGTGACCTCCTCAATCCAGATTTGCGGCTTACCATTAAAGAGGAGCCATCGGGTAACGGTGTAAACCTGACTTTTATAAATAACCTCATCTCCCCGCGCCGACTGATAGCCAGCGCTGAAGATAACCAGGTTAATCCCATCCCCCGCGACCGGCCCCAGCTCAGGCAGCAGGTGACTTTCAACAGCAATATGCTCATCGCCATTAATAGTCACCGTTCTGCCCAGCCTTTTCGCCGTCAGTTCATCCATTCTGCCAGCCATATTGTCAAAGGCATTAGCCATTGATTTTGACTTCCAGGACGGTAACGCCTGCCGCAGCATCCTCCCAGGCAGTCCCGGCTAACACCGCATCGGTGTCATCCAGCTGAACATTTCCAGCTTTGAGATATATCTTTTCCCCGGCGGTCACGGCATCAGCTGGCAGCTTAGGTAAAAGAAAGACACCTTCAGCGAATCCGTCGCCTACATCACCCGGCTGAATATCGGTAATTGCAACCGCAATCATTCCGCCTAAAGAAACAGGTGTACCACTGAGAATTTCCTCGGTACCAGAATTTTTCACGGGGATGGTTTTGCCGTCTTGCACATAATTTTTAGCCATAACGTCTCCTGTCAGCCCCGCAGGGCTGATTTCAGGTATAAAAAAAGCCCTTCCGGGCGTCGTTTTCAGAACTGTAATGATTACTGGCCGCTGGATTTCACCAGGCCGCGGTAATCAAGCGGCGCCACACCAGCATCGATACGAACTTTTGTAGCGATACCGTCAGTGGTAAACCCTTCCTGTTGATCAATGTAAGGAGTATCAACACCATTCAGATACGCAACTTCGATGGTGTCCGTCCCTTTTGCCGCCATCAGATACCAGGCTTTTGCATCAGCTTCGTCAAGGCGGGCCTCTGCAATCACATCTGCAAAATTCTGGATCGGGTTAATAATCCCGGCGTTAATATCCGCCCCTTTTACGCTCGCTGATTTAATCGTCTGGTTAGCTAGTGTCTCCAGCGCGACCGGCACCAGCATAAATGCCGGGCGGATGTTCAGAGATCGTTCTCCCTCTTTCTGCAGGCGCATCAGTTTACGTGCATCGTCCAGGCTGCTGACGGAAATAGCACCGGTGGACAGGTTCTTGTGGTCTGCGTGGAATAACGCCTTACCATCTGAGAGTTTTGGGTTTTTGGTCAGAATGGCGTAAACAAGGTCACCGATAGTCGCCTTAGCGGCACGGCCCATTTTCATCGGTACATCTGTGAGCTGGTTCAGATCATCGTTGATGATTGCCTGGCGAGTGATGGAAAAAATTTCTCCGTAGGTGGCAAGAGCAATGGTTTCACCTTTATCGCCGGTAGTCACATACTTATATTCAGCGCCTTCGCGAACCTGCCGCAGAGACGGGAATCCGCCCATCCCCACACGATGCGCTGTCTTAAAGTCCGACAACTGGCCTTTCTTTGTCCACTGCTCAAAGGTTTCTGCAGCTTCGTCCCAGCCCTGCAAAATCGATTTGTTGGCGACATCAAGAAGGATGTTGCCAAAATCAGAGGTGCTGTGCGTCAGCGCCAGCCCTACCATCTGCATCGGGTTATAGCTGGATACGCCAATTCCCCGCTCAGTCAGGGCCATGCGGGCATATTCACGCAGGGTCATGCCGTTGTAGACATTGTCACGTTCCTGATCTTCAAATCCGGCACGCGCCATCAATGCCTGGCGAATACCATCGGCGACAAAATTACCGTTACCTGCATGAATATGCGCTGGCGTGGTTTTCGCCGATGGTGAAGCATCTTTACCCAGCAGCGCCAGCAGTTTGTCTTTAGCCTGATCGACAGAGCAGTCCATATCTGCTACACACTGCGCCTGCAGTTCGGCGTGTTTACCACCAAACATCGCAAAGAGGTTGTTAATACCATTAACGCGATCCTTTTGCTCAGCGATTACCTGAGCACGAATGGTATTTTCGTCAATTACGGAAGGTTGGCTCACCACCGGCTGCTGCATTTGTGGTTGCTGGGGATCGCGTTGCGTGGTCGCTCGCGGCGGCGCTAACATGTTGCGAATATTTTTTGGCATCTTTTCGAAGTCCTCAATACGTTTAGACTGGATACAGGCCATAGCCTGAAGAGAGGGGGTGACCTGGTCGGCAAAACCCATAGCGACGCATTCTTTGCCGTCCATCCATGTTTCATCTTCCAGCATCGCCGCTATTTCATCGGGGCTCTTACCCGTTTTCTCTGCATAAGCAGGGATCAGAACAGACTCAACCTTGTCCAGAAGCTCTGCGTAGTCACGCATATCGTTGGCATCACCACCAGCAAAGCCCCAGGGCTTATGGATCATCATCATGGTGTTTTCAGGCATGATGACCGGATTACCTACCATAGCAATGACCGAGGCCATAGACGCGGCCAGACCGTCGATATGAACGGTAATTGACGCACCATGATGTTTAAGAGCATTAAAAATGGCGATGCCGTCAAAGACATCGCCACCAGGCGAATTGATATGAAGATTAATATGGGTCACATCACCAAGCGCTTTAAGGTCGTTAACAAACTGCCGGGCGGTCACGCCCCAGTAGCCGATCTCGTCGTAGATATAAATTTCTACCTGATTGTCGGCGCTGGCCTGCATACGAAACCACGAATTACTTCTTGCGCTGGCTTTCGGACGACGGGGCGTCCGGTTCTTTGACTTCGGCACTGGTGCCTCCTTTATCATTTGCAGGATCGGTGTCATACACCAGTCCCAGTTCGCGGTTATCATCAACTTCAGCCTTGCGACGACGTTTCACATCATCCGGATTTCGTCCGCTAGCTCGCACCCAGTCAGATTCTGTCGCAGCACCACCTCGGATTTGCGCTTTCCAGGCATTAGCCTCTTTAACTGGGTCGATCCACGGCATGACCGGTCCGGAATAAACTGCGGTGTAAAGCGACGCCATATTCAGCCCACGTGGTAGCTGAATTTCGCCAGAAGCTACCGCCATTTTTAACCAGTTTCGGTACATTGGCCGGGTGATTGCGCCGATGAACCAGTCCTGAAGGATCAGATAACCATCTGTTGATTCAACCAACTCCTGGCGCTGGGCACTGTATGTTCCATCGTAGTTTCTGGCTGTACTGGAGAAGCTGAGACGAGCACCGGCAGCGACAGCGCGCAATTGTCCATTTCGGAATGTTTCAAGGTTAGGGTTTGGTCTGTCGGACTTGATCATCCCGATGTCTTCACCGGGAAGCAGATCATCATAAATAATGCCTGGCTCAATCATTACGTCGCGATTGTCTTTGGTGGTCTCGTCCGTAAAACTTTGCCCGTCTCCTTTTTTTATGTACATCCCCAGCGCAGCTGCAATACGTGCTGCCGTTAACTCCGCATCCTCGTATTCTTTCAGCGCACTGAGGCGCATGAGCACACCAGAAAGGAGAGAGGTCCCTCGGGTCTGATGAAGACGGCGGGTAAATTTGAGATGAAGCATATTCCCGGCATCGACATCTTTCGTATCCAATTGACGGCCGGTAACAGGCAGACTTTTATAGACCAGGTACTTTTTCGGGCGCCCCCAGTTATCTACATATACCCCCTGACAAAGTTGCAGGGACTCATCATTGGTCATCGGCACAAAATCAGCCTCTAGCGCTTCAAGCCAGAAAGGTACACCAGCCACTGGATCAAGTCCCTGCGCTGAGCCACTCACCATCTGAGCGAAAATTTCCCCGTCCCTGAGCCAACTCCTGAGCATCAACCGCTCAAGCATCGGGCGGGTAAACTGTCCCGTAACCTCAGGGCTGACTGACCATTCGGCCCACTTCGTTCTGATTTGTTCTGCCAGTTTTTTTGCGATATTTCCGTTTTTTAGTACCGGGTGTGGCTCAACAATAATTCCTTTAGCTCCAACTACCCTTTCCTCGAGCTTATCGAATACACCAATAACCAGATCGTGGTTATTGTCCAACCAGCGAGCCTGTTCTCGAAGTGAAACAGCTCCCATCTGACTAAGCTGGTTAGCGGAACGATTTTCCCTGCGGGCCTTATGCGTACGAGTAGGCTTAACAGCTTCATATGCCTGTATCATTGCTCTCGAACGTAACCTCGCAGCTTTCCAACCAGGGGAAAAGACACCAATCGCATCATCTAACAGGCTCATGGAAACCTCGCGAGCTTATAACCGGGTCGCCCGTTACGCTGAGCCAGCAGGGAAGCAAGACGACGCTCCCATTCCTGACGCCCCTTGCGGATTTCAGACAGGTTCTCCAGCGTCATCTGCTGCCCGTTGAATGTTATAGACTTTCCATCCAGCACAGCTATTTCCGCATCGGTATAACGCTGGATAATGGATTCAATATCGGTTTGTTTCACACCCAGCCTCCTGATGATGTAGTCCACGGGTTGTTTTCGACATCCGTCTTATTTGCCTTCCGTTTTTTTCTGCTATGGGTCGTTTTTGCTGATAACGTGGGTGACGCTTCGCCAGTTTCCGGCGTGCTTTCTTCAATCCACGTTGCCCGCCTCGCCCATTCAGGCGCATCCGGCCATTTGATCTTTTCGTATCCGTGCAATATGGCCAGCGCATCGGCATAAACGAGTAGATCGAAAGCTTCATTCGGACCTCGGCCCGGTTTGCTCCATTTTCCATCGGGTGAACGTTCCTCATAGGTCAGCTCATCGTAAAACCAGCTGCCGAGCCATTTAGGGAAATGCACATAGTTCGGGCCGGGTGATTCTCGCCACAGGGCGTTATTCACCTGATCTTTCAGCGCATCAGTCTGAAGAAGGTAAAGCGGCACATCGCCAGCGGCTTTTGCCCGGCGAGTTGATCTGTCAGTGTTATCAGGAAATGTTCGGGTAATTAGTTTTGAGCGTCGGACACTGTCGCCCTTGAAGAGGAAAATCTTTTTACCAAGCCCATCCCGGCGGCACTTACGCCAGAACTTGTAGGCGTTATCGGTGACACCATCCTCACCGCCGGAATCGACAGCCATCGCCATGATCCGCATGCGTTTTGAAGGGTTACTCGCTAAGGGCCATGACTTTTCGAACACGTCAGACAAAAGTAAATCCCAGTCTTCCGGGTAACTTGCCGGATCGATGGAGTAACATTCACCGTGCTCGTTTGCCCGCAGAGACTGGCGTATGTTGTAGCGATCGACCAGCCATCTCTCACCCTGCTCACCGTAGCCAGTCACCTGAACCACGAAACGACGGGATTTACCGCCCTGCACATCAACGGTTGCAGTCATAAAGAGCACACCATCTGGTACAGATCGCTTCGGCACGTCTTCAGCGCGTCGTTCGAGCAGCTCACTCTTACGTTGTTCGAGACTGGCTCGGGGTAGATAAGGCCGACCAAAGTCGGTATTAACTACCGTTTTCAGCGTCTCTTCACTCTGGGTGGACTCATATTCCTGCTCAGCAGTCAGGAATTTGTATATCATCTGCGACCATGTCTGATATGCAGCCGCAGGCCCCTCCATCCAGAATGAAGCGATGCGTGATCGCCGCGGCTTCCCAAATCTGTTGCCATCACGGTCTATTTTTTCTCCATCGCGTAACCAGACATGGCGGATATTTAGTTCACGTTTCATATCTGCGGTGATCCTGCCTTTGCAGGCCGGGCACTGGAGATATGCAGACTCACTTGCCACCACGGGATCAAGGGAATCCCGGTAGCCCGTCATATTGGCTACCTCCGGCTGAAAATATTCTCCGCAATGCGGACACGGCCAGTAAAGGCGGCGGCGGTCACCACGATTAAACAACGATAATATGCCGGTAGTCGGCGGTGCCTCATGTGCGGTGTTTGGTCGCCATTTCGTGTCACGAATATCTCGGCCAGGTGAACTCTCAACCAGAGTCATGCCGCTGGACATAAACGTAGTGGTACGTTTCGAACCCAGGGAAAATGCATCACCTTCTCCGTCGATATCTTCAGGAAAGCGGTCATAGTCAGTCAACGCCACGCTTTTATAGTCTGACGACGACATAATGTTGACTGACGGCCAGCCCAGTTTGAGATAGTTACCGGCCCGGAAGGTGCGGTCGTGAACGTTATTGTCGTTACGACGCGGACTGAGTCGCGATTTTACTTCCGGACTACACCGGAATGTGCGATCGAGGCGTTTCTTGGAATGTTCACGCGCTTTCTCTTCGGAGACCTGAATAACCAGCATGTCAGCGGGATCACAAACGATGTTGTAGACAATCCAGCCATCAATCAGGCCAATCGTTTTCCCGGTTCGGGCCGGTCCGACAAACACCACCGCATCATATTCACGGGATGCCAGACAATTCATCGGCTCAATAATATAAGGGGCCAGATTGGGGTCCCATGGTACGGAGTTACCCGCCCCCATCGGCACACGCATATATGAGCTGACCGCATCGGCCACCTGCATACGACGTGGGGCACGAAGAATACCGGAGACATCGCGGCGTATCCCCCTGGCAGATGCCCGTTTTGTCATCAGTCCTCCTCTGGCTCATCCTCCTCTGGTTCAGCGTCCATTACTTTTTGGGCAACCTGATCGCGCAGGTCATCAATCACGCTTTGCACGCGTGATACCGCAACCGGCGTAAGTGCACAGTCGCGCTCAAGAATGTCCGGAAGTGTTTCAAGTACCATGACGACGGCTTTCGCCATCATTGAAAATTCACGTGCGACGTCTTCGGCGGGGATAAGTTGCTTGGTATCTACTTCAAACTTCAACCGCTCATTTTCTGCTTTCCAGTGAGCGAGGCGATCAGGGGGTGTCATCTCTTCAAGATTCGATGAGGAAACCGTCGGGATCATTAATTCTGTCAGAATATCGGTGACAAGATACAACTTAAGTTTACTGTTGCTTCCCTGGGCGGGACTGACATTTTTTAGCCTGGTAGCGACGGTCTGGCGGTGTACGCCAGTAATCCCGGCAAGCTGGTTGATATTGAGTTTTAAAGTAGCGATTTCCTGGTCCATGATGGTGAACACTTTTTATACGATTCGACATCATTGAAAATCCGACATCTGGAAAATCAATAACCTGTGCACATGATGATGATGACTATGAAAAATGAAAACTAGCCGTTTTCCGCGAGTCCGCCGCCCCGTGGTAACCTCCCCCTCCGGGAGGACCCATAAATGATAATGACTATCATTTGCATAAAGTCGATAGGAATTGCCTCAAATGGCCATTTAGACGTCCAAACGCACATCAATTCCCTTCTGACTATCGATAATGACATTTATTCGCATTATCAAAGCCCCTCGCGATGTGAAGGGCTTCTGTAATGCGTGCGTCTACAGTGCAGATGGAGACAGCTCCCCTTCTTCAAACCATGCGTCTACAGCTCGCCCGTCTGCTGCACGATAATGAATAAGGTACTGATTGGGGCCATGTGTATATTCTGCGCGAGCTTTGATATGCCCTTTTTCTTCACTGATAGTAACGGTTACCACCTGACCAAGTTCATGTTTAAAGCTCATCGGTTTTACCTCTTTTAGATATAAAAAAACCCCGCCAAAGCGAGGTTATCATTTGACTGAAATGTCTATTTCTTGAATGCCTCAGCATAAGCCTGTGCACTCTTTTGTGATGACTCCATTATGTCATCAGTCAGCGTTTGCTGACCCCACTTGGTGACCTTACCATTAACGAACGTTATAACCAGTCGATCGTTAGCCAATTGTTCGTTATCAATGATTGTGTAACCATAGAGAGCCTTATTCCAGTATATCCAGCGTTCGCGTTCCTGGTTCACATCAGTCCTGCGTGGCGACCCCATGATCTGCATGACGTCGTTTTTATTCATTCCAAGAGATAAAAGCATTGATCTCTGGTTGTAATCTACTTTCTGGACTGTTGGCGCACATGCGGTAATTGTTAAAGCTGAAACACCAATTAATGCTGCAAAAAGTAACTTTTTCACGTCCCTATCCCCATCGGTTTGTTTGGGACAGATTAACAGGGGAAACAACAGTACCGCAATTGAGCACGGCATTATCACAGGCACTCAGTGAATGCCTGCTGTAATGCCTTAGCTCGCCTGCTCTGCGCTGGTATCAAACAGCGCCAGCGCTTCGGTCGACTCCTGAACTGCTTTGATGGTCCGCGCCACCACTTCGGATTCAGTTGTCACGCGACTGTACTGCTGGATGAACAGCTGATATTTGAGTTGGCTATCCTGGACGAATGCAATCGCCTCTTTTGCGGCTGCTGTGTCGTAGTTCAGGGTGGAAAGCAGATTCAGTCGAATCTGTTCTGCAGGTGTGATCTCTGCCATGTGTTACCTCTGTGCGATGTGGGGAGCATTATCGAAGCCACTCGGCAGAATGGCTCCTGTAATGCTTTGCCACTTCCCGGAGTGGCCACGCTCATGCCCTTGAGTTGCTGTCGCATCATCGCCGCTTATAACCGGTGCGCGTCTGGCACTCGCGCTGCTTTACCGGAGCTTCTTTTGATATAAGAACCTTGACCCGTCGCTACACAGGCTCGCTCAATGGCGACTCAGGGGAGCATCACGACTGCTCCATTGCCTTTCAGCTGCGGTCTATCCGCTTATTGCTTCATTGGTTTATCCTCGCGTGGGGATAGTTGGTGATTTATCCCTTAGTGGGGGTAATGTTCGAGCAATTGGCCTGCACTGCTTTGTTGTGCGCCAGAATGTCGCGCTTGGTCTGCTTATCCAGCACGTCGATATCATGGTCAGTAAGGTAGATGATCCGTACCCAGCTGCAGGCCGTATCAACGACTACCGGGGCGGGTAAATCTTTCGCGCAGCTCGCGATCAACATCGTCATCGCCCATACGCTTAACGTCTTCCTGTACATCGCTTGCCTCTTTCACAACTTCCGCCTTACGTTCTGCCGCGGCGACGGTGGCGGCGGCGTTCTCTTCGGTACGCTGCTGATCGGCTTTGGCTTCTGCCTTACTGGCCCCGCGAGCATGGCCGATGCCGAACGCGCCAGCGATAGCGCCCAGGATGACGACCACCAGCCCAGCAATAATTTCAAAGCTCATTGCTGCGGCTCCTTCAGTTCGTCGGCCTTTTCTTTCAATGCTGGCTGGCGTACGTATTGCGATAGCACGGCCAGCACCACCAGCGCCGGGCTAATCAGTGCAACGATGTTTGGCGGCAGGATGTTTTTGATATCCGGCGGCAGCATCGCCCAGGCGTGCAGCGCAGCATCCGGGAACGACTGCGCCCACATGCCAACCAGCGCGCCGATAGCTCCCAGCTTTACAGACCACGTTTTCAGCAGCAGGCTGGCATGCCCTACGAACTCCAGCCGGGTATATTTGCGCAGAAGTAACAGAACGAGCACAGCCACCAGCACGAGCAAAGCGAAAATGATCATCTTCACAGGACACGCTCCTTAACCCAGCCGTAGAGAAAATCCTCGTTGGCTTCGCGGCCCTCCGCCAGTTCGAGGTATCTAGCGCCCTGGCTGCAGTTCAGTGCTCTCAGCAGCACCTGCTCGCCTTCTTTCCCTCGGGCAGAAAGATACCCCTTCAGAGCGGTGATAGTTCGGGGTCCAATCACGCCATCCGGGATAAGGTCGGGATAAAGCTTCCCACGCATATTCATTGCCGTCAGCCAGCGCTGAAAGAACTTACTGGCGACGCTGGGCCCCATGTTCACGCCAGTGTCGCAAAGCTCATCCGCCAGTAACGTAGATAGAGCTGCCACCTGGTCAAACCGGGGTCCGGTCCAGTAATCGCTCAGCAGGATTTGCTTTGCTGTTTCCCTGGGCAGCTCTCGCATATCTCCGGTGTAGCCATGTGCGCGAGCTATGGTCTGCGTGATGCCCCAGCGGGTTGGCCCGCCTTTATCAGAGGGGTGATCGACATAACCACCCTCTTTTCCGAGGATCCCCTCGATAATCTGGTCTGCTGTCATTGTGCTTTCACTCCGGTGATTCGTTCCCAGAAATACGTGAGCGCTACGGAACCCATGGCACCACTGATACCGGCAGTGGCCAGTATCATGTAAATACTCAGGCCACCTTCAATGCTGATGAGCCCACCAATGACCCCGGTAAAAGCCGAAACCACAATCTGCGCAAAAGCATTTATCCAGCTCCATTTCGCTTTGCCCTGCTTCACATCCATCAGGAATCGGACAAGGCCGCCCCAGCCAGCAATGATCAGCAGAGCCAGCCAGGTGATTCCGGCCATGCTTTCTTTGTCTTGCATATGCTTTGCCATAGGTTCACCTCCGGGTTAACGGGGTGCTGTGTGTTTGAAAAGGGTCAGGCCCATCGGGCTGATTTAACAACGAGCCGTATCGAAGTTGGTTCCCGTGAGCCTGAAATGAAAAAGGCCCGCCGAAGCGAGCCCAAAACGCAGAAAGCCCCGGCATTTGCCGAGGCTTTAAATTTTTTCTTCAACGGTGAACATACAATGCCCATCGTTAGGACAAATTAACACGAATTCGGGAAAAGTAAATATCTCACCGCGTTATTTGTTTGAGTTGGGCCTCTGCCCACGCCTCCTCTATATCGAATTTAGTGATCAGCACGTCAAAGAACGGTTTAACCGACTTTTTCCAGGTGTCCAGAGTGATGGCGTCCGTTATCTGGCAAATGGCCCTATGTACAGCAGTGGAGAGGATTCGCTCATACCCGCGACCGCCACAACGTTTACAGTTACCCATCACAGGCACTCCCTGCTTCTCCGTCTCATCCTGGTTCACTACCTTCCCCCGACCGTGGCAGTCGTTACAGGCGGCGCTAACAGTCCCTTTTCCCTTGCACTTTTGGCAAAGCACCCGGACCTGCTCCCGGACCGACTTCACCTCCTCCCAGTATGATGGATAGATCCCCTTTGTAACTTTGACCCACTTCGGCGGTTTGCCGTCCGGATACGTTACTTTGTTGGTGAACGCCACTGCGTCGATGAATCCAGACCCATTGCAGCAGTCGCAGGTTTTTTTACTGGAAGCACTGCGGGAGTAATCCTCAAAGGCGTACTCTGCGAGGAGCCGTATAACCCGGGGTTTTACGCTTGGCGAGAGCTTTCGCAACGCAGCAACCTTATCGCATTTTGTCAGCGCGTACTCAGCCAATAGTCCGATAGCCCGATCCCGGTCATTGTTGCTTATGCCCATCTTGCCCAGGAAAGCGCTATACCCCATAGCGGCACGTTCCTGGGTCATGCCCATTGCTGCCATGATGTCGGTGCCGGTCAGTGAATCAGAGGCGGTAGCACGCGGAGAATCGCTAATCAGCGTGGATTTTGCGAAGTGGTATTTCACTGTGTTTTCAAGATTCACGCTGCGGCCCTCTTTGGCTGTTTTGGTTTGGTCTGGTTCAGGTTGTGCTTTGCTACTGGCGGCATACTGGCGCGCTTAACGCTCTCGGTTTGGTACTGCATGAAGTGATCGAGGGTCATAGAGATTCCCCAATGATGATCTGCCCTTTCTCGCCCCATATTTTGGTGATGCGGCAATCCCAGACGTGTGAATCATCCTCATAGAGGGCGTCCATTAGGGCTTTCAGCATATTGTCGCAGTCGGGCTTTGACTGATGTGGACGTCCTGCGTATTGCGCTCTCTTTTTCTGACTCCAGCTTTGCGGCATAGGCATGACGAACGTGACGTGAGCGCCGGAATCTGGCAGGTGAATTTTGCGCAGACGAGCTTCATCACAGAACGCCCGGTAACGTATTACTTCCGGACGCTGCTTCCATTTATCAGCTCTGGTCATCCTGGGTTTGCCGATGGGCGTGATATCGTAGATTTTCATGATTTGATGAGTCCCTCTTTCCGCCAGATTTCCAGGGTGCGCATTACCCCCTCTGCGTGCATCAGGCGCAATTCGTCGTAGGTGAAATCGGTGGTTTTGGTTCTGCCGTCAATTACGTCATGGCACCCGTTGCAGGCGATCGCCGCCTGAGTATCGTCAGGCTTGCATCCTGTGCCGCACGTACCCGCCAGGCGGTAATGCGCCAACACGCTGGTTTCCGGGTTGCCGTTGCAGTAATCAGGGATCCGCACTGTACATTCGCGACCTCGGGCCGCTTTGCGAAGGTTCGCCATACTCACCCCCACATCCTGTTGCGCCAGCGAGAGTCTGGCCGAGGCGGATTTTTGTCCTCCACCAGCTGCGCGCTGACGGTCCATGTCATAAAGTCAGGGTTTAAGCTTCGTTCGACCTTTACGCCCCGCTGACGATATCTCGCTACCAATTCGTCGGCCTGCTGCGTTGTGCATTCGAGATGGTGAAACCATGAGTGTTTCATCGGCATCACCCCGCGAAGCTTAAAAGCTGGTTGGCGGCGTTCTCAGCTTCCTGCAGGCTGTTGAATGAACGAGAGAGGATCCACCGCCAGAGAACATCCAGCGATGCTTTGTACATTTCCTGGAACTCGCATTCGTCCATGCTTGCGAAAGAAATGCTGCGAGGGTGTTTTTTCAGCGTGCCGTCCGGCAGCTGTATGGCGTCATAGTGGCCGGCTTCAACGATGACCCACGCCCGGTAAGCATCGAAGGATTTGCAAATACTGATATAGCCGGATCGCTTCTCAGCTATCCGGTCGAGATATTGCCCGGCGGCATCAAGCAACGCCGATTCACTCCCGCCATATGCAGCAAGGTATTTGGCGTAACCTGTGATAAGCCTGCGCTCGTTAGACGAAATCGCCCCGCCGGTAGGTTCCCAATATTCAAAGCCGAGATTGAGTAAAGCAAAGTAACGGCGGTGAAACGCCGGATTGCGGACAAGCTTATAATCGGCTTCCAGAACGGATCCGAGCTTGCATTTTGATTGCAGAAAATCACTGGTCTCCGGCGTCGCGGGGATCAGGATGCCTTGAGATTGTTTTATTAAGTGAAGCTGCGCCATCACGTTCTCCGGTGGCGCATTACTGTCAGGTGGCTGGTTGTTCAGACCAGCACTACAAGTATGAAGTAGCTAGCTGTTATGAGTCAATTTTTAGAGCTCATTTCCTTAATAACCTCCACTAATGATTTTCTTGTCCAGAGGTGTTCATCTTTAGCAATTTTCCTAACCGATACTTCACTATTAATATTCGATAAAAGGATTCGGTCATTCAAAGCTAATCGGAATGAGCACAACACATGTCCGGATCCGTCCGTAATGGTGGCCCACACATTCCCCTGCTGATTTGGGTCAATACCATCTGTCACATTACCCCCTGAGCGACATACAGACGCACTCATAAAAAACGGGTAGCAGCATCAAGGGAAACGCGAATGCGATGCTCTGGGATAAGAGCCGCCACCATCACAATTAAACTAATAAAACCAGTCGTCTGCGCTTTCCCATGTCTCTTGCAGAATTTGCTCAACGCGTTTTTTATCGCCATCAGCGCCGCCCAAAACGCTAAGGCCATCGTTGCTTGTGCGTCGAATGGTTAATTTGCAGTCATCATAAGACTGGGACAAGCGGCGCAGCAATTCTTGCTCAAGCGCAGGTATGGCGCCATCAGGGAGTTTTTTATGTTTATCAATTGTGACTTCAACTTTCATGGTTAGCACCTCACATGGATACTGTATAAATAAACAGTATACCGGTTGCATGAAATGTTCAACCCCTCTGCAGCACTTTTTGCCAACACCATGCTTATGTTTAGATTGATGTTTTTCCATAATAAAAAACCCGCCGAAGCGGGTTTTATCATGCTGCAATGTCTTTTTTCAGGCACATCTCCGGCAAATCAACACTTATAAGTACCTCAGTGTATGACAGCGCATCGCGTACAGCCGCAGATGATGGGGATTACGCCCAGTAATGTTGGAGGCTTTGATGACGTTGAAAAGGCCAGTCTTGTTTTTTTTTCGCAACGATCAGATGGCACAACTGAAACATTTACAGGAGTTAAATGAGTGGCTAAGTATAGAAGTTATACAATTTCCATCATATAAACTCTAAAACCACATTCAAACTAAAATAATTCAAATTAAAAGAAGGGCTACCGCCCTTCTTTTTATAAACTTTTCAAAAAAACTCTAACATCATTAAAAACAGGGGATGTCAAATCAAAATATCCTTTTAAAGCAGCCATTCCAGCACTTGGTATAAACTTCTCCATACCAGCCAAAAAAGCGTACATGTATGCCTTATGAATATTATTTGGGAATACATATGGACAGTCTTGATTAAGAGGAGCCAAAACAGCCCTCAAATCATCTATGTATCTTTTAGAGGCGACTTTTACTGGATGATCGCCTAACGCCTCTAATATCAAACTTTCAAGCATCCCTTTATCAGTAAATCCAGGCGCAATGAAAATACCAACATTCATTTTACCATCACTTTTAAAACTGTTATGCCCTTGAGGAACAGGAAGGGAATTTTTTCTTAAGTAATAACTTATACTTTCTACGGCAGCCTGTTGACTTTCATCAGCATCCCTTACAATCCCCATGGATATAACTTTTTGAAATTCTGGATCATTTAAAATTAACTCTAGCTCAGTTGGGAACTGATCTTTACCCTTAGATTCGATAATTTGAATATCATCTATTTTTTCAGCATTTAGAAATGCACTAAAGAAATTAATCTCATCACGGCCTTCGACCAACAATAATTTTTGCCTCTCGATTTTTGAAGACATTATCTTATATCCCAATCACGTTCAACAGAAGCAACTAAAGATGCTGCGCCATAATGCTTAGGAATAATTTCTCCATTATCATTCTTATCTAATCTTATATATGAAAAAACATCCTCATATTTATCATCGGGATTTTCTTTAAAACACTCAGACACACCGTTTATAACATCTTGACTATGGGTAGTGATAAAAACTTGGCTTTTTTGTCGCGTAGCTGCTGAGAAAATTATTTTCCATATCTTCGGCATTAATGAATAATGGATTCCATTTTCAATTTCATCTATAAGAATGACAGCATTTTGATTTGATAAAATTGCGGTTAGGATTGAAGTTAATTTACTAATCCCTTCACCCATTTGTACCATAGGTATTTTTCTTTTTAGACCAACGTCAACATACAATGTTGGCTGACCACCTAATGATAATAATGATACCCCCCTTAACTTGCTATCAATCATTTTCAGATATTTAACAAATTCATCTAGTCCATTAGCCATATCTAATTGACTGATGAAATCAGCATCACTTAAACTATTCCCTCTTGCTGAGGCCGGAACAAATACTGCCGTCCGAAATGCAGGCGACACCGATTCAAGATTCATTTCTAGTTGATTATTAACTATTTGAAGCGTCGCCATTCCTTTTTTATCATTATTGCTTAAGTATGTTATTTCAACGGCATTTTTAAATGTTGAGGCTGAAGATAAAACAGAATTCATTGGTAAATTATTCTGATTAACAGCCATAGTCTTACTCTTGGCTGAAACCATAGTATATGTAGCTACATCTTTAAAACCACCTCCTTTAGTTGTAATAACAAATGGCTTATCTATGTTAAAGTCATGAAAATAAGGGTGAAATATATATTCAGGCTTAACTTCAACCTGCTGCACCCCACGCCGAAACAAAGGACGCAAAAATACATCACCAGCCAATCTATCATGCTGCATGAAAATTGCTTCAAGTATAGAGGTCTTACCCGTATTATTCATCCCAGCAATTAAATTAATTCTTTTTAAATCATTCAACTCTAATTTTTTATAACTTTTATAGTTCTCTAGTATTAACGTATCAAACATACCCCCTCTCCTTGTATTAATAGTTCATTTGACGACATTTACCATAATAACCTAACAATAACAATCTATCCATAGTCTATCCAATAGCGTGCTCGTATCTTCGCCACGTCTTCACGCCGCGTGTAGTGGTTTTCATGCATTTTCATAAGATGAGCAAAAGCCCGACAGAACTGGCGGGCCGGATATCTCTCATTTACAGTCCAGTATCCCTCGGTATCTTTAATGCAGAGAATTTGCAGTGAGTTGCTCATTTGGCCCCCTAATGCAGCTGCGCTGCGATGCACGAAAAAAAGACTCCCTCGTATGGCTGTTAAGAGCTGGCGCAAAGGCCGCATTAAGAACGGCAGCATCACAGCCGTCATCGATATAGAGCGCAATTTTTTTCTCCAGGCGCGCTTTGGCCTCCTGCAGCTGCATACCCCGGCAGGCGCGCGGGATATACTCAGCAATCTGAGCAATACATTTTTCGTTCTGTTTAAACATGCTTCACACCGATAGGCTTGATGGTGTCCAGCAGCAGCCGGCGGCGCGTATTTTCTGCAAAGTGACGGCGCCCGGTTTCTTTGTGGTAAAACTCGTTTTTGCCAACGACCCACATCCGCTCTGTCTGGTGCAGTTTTTTTGCCTGCGGACCGTCTTTGGTGATCACTATGCCGGTATGGGTTTTCACAATTGTCATAAGGCCTCCCGTGATGATGATGCCGGCGTACAGGTAAAAATCATTTCCTGAATATCGAGGAAACGCTGGAATACAGGACAACCAAGCAGGCTGTAATTCATCCCTGACGCAGCCTTTGGCACCATCCCTAACCGTTTCATGTCAAAATCGATGACGGCGCGCTGATCTCGGAACAATCCCAAACGACCATGCCGGACAACCTCGCCAGTCGCTTCTGCTTCGGAAAAATACCGCTGGACAGTAGCGCGGCTCAGCCCCAGTTTTTTCATTGCCTCGGTGGTCGTAAGGCGCCCCTGATGCCTGGTGATCCGAATCACTGCGCGGACGTACTCTCTGCGCTCAAATGCTGATAATGCTCTAGCCATGATTCCGCCCTCTGCCTAAACCGAATTTCGCGCGGATTTCAGCGATTTTGTTTAAGCCCTGCTCGTTACTCAGCGGACGTCCGCCAAGCTTTGGGATCTGTTTAACCGGCTCGGGGATAGCTTCACCGGTCTTGATGCGACGAACCATACGCAGAAGCTCATCCTGCGTCTTACGTCGCAGCTCAGTGTCGCTGAGGCCGTTTGCGCGCATGTCTGCGTACAAGCCAGTAACCATCCAGTAGCAGGCTTTGTGTTTAAGCGTTAACGGTTCGATTTTGTGCTCAGGCCATGGGTACGACTCAGCGTCTGGATACTGGCCGCGAGTCCGGCAATACTGGTAAACCATTTCAACCAGCTCACTCGCATCTGGCAGGCCTACAGTTACCGCCTCCTCAGAACGACACCAGGCGACGAACTGTCCCGGTGATGGCATGAATGGTTTTTCCTGTTTGCGCGCAACCCGCATTCCTGCGTTAATTTGCTCAACCGTGGTGATCCCGTTCTCTTTGAACGCCAACAACCACTGGCGCCGCATCTCGTTGAGGTCTTCCACTGATTTGTTGGCCAGCACCGGGAAGACGGCAAGCAACTGGCGGAACAGCTCGTTGAAGATCTCCGCAGTCTTGGCCGCCTGGCGCTTTACTGCCTGCTCGTCCTGCATTTCCGGAAGCCCGGCAGCCACTCGCTGGAAGTTTTCACGGTCGAAGTTGTGCATGCTTTCTGCGATAGATTTCATTCGAGTACCCCGTCGATCCAGTCTGTGTTGTCCAGCGCACTGGCGCCTGATGAGTTTCTTGATGGACCATGGCTGCGCAGGCGTTTAGTTGTGAGCTGATCCCATTTCTTACGTAGTTTTGAGGGGCAAAGGATGTTTTCCTGCCAGAAACCGTCCTCATTTGCCCACTTGAACAGTTCGCAGATCTCATAGTGAGTGCGCTTGTCCTGCAGGCGCATCAGGCGGATGGTGTTCGCCCATTCAACCCAGTTCGGCTCAGAGAGGGAGGCATTCACGGTCAGGGCTTTATCGAAAATCCATCGCGCGGCTTTGAGGTCGTCAGCTGTTCCCCAGGATTTACCCGCAGGGGTATAAATCCCATCGGCCGCTTCTGGATGACGAGAGAGAAACTTCAAGGTTTCCTCGTTTCGGGATTCTTTAGAATTCCGAGACGAAGAAGATCTTTTACTATTGTTCTTGTTCTTGTATTGGGTGTCTCCCGTTTCCGGGAAAGGTTTTCCCGTTTTCGGTAACACTTTTCCCGATTCCGGGAAGAGTTTTCCCGTTTTCGGTTTGTCTAAAATCCACTCAGATAGCTCAGTATTTATACCGACAATTTTCATCACTCCCTGCTTATGAGCGAAGATAATTTTCCGCTCCGCGAGAGATTTGATTGTGTCGGAAATATGCGACTCTCCGAGGTCTGTCAGCTCAGCAATCACCGTGTTTGTTACTCGGTCCTGCTTCTTGTTCCATCCATAGGTAAGCCAGATAACAGCCTCAAGACACTGCCACTCACGACCTGACATCCGCAGACGCGGCTTGAGCTTCTGTATCTCGTTTGCGATCTTGGTATACCCGTTAGCCAGGTCGGCCATTTGACCTCCCGAACGCTCGGTTTTAATCGGAAAATTGATAACTTCAGCGGTATTTGACATACTTCATCCCGTGAATTGACCCAATTAATTCACCCGAAGACTGGCTGTGTTGGCGCACAACAGTCTTCACCCTTTCAGAACAACCCAGCCTGGTCGCTGCCCTTTCGCACTTTGCGCTTTGCTTCCCGGCGTTCAGCTGCGCTGGTCTGCTTCTCTGCCCATAACTTTGCGTATCGCATAACATCGTCAAAAATTCCCCCTTTGCGGCTTGCCTGTGACATCCGCTTGTACATATCGACCGCCTGGTATGCCCCCCCCCTGAGCCACTGCTTGCGTGAAGCCCTGCCGAAGAAGTTCCTCGCGGACGTTCTTTTCAATAAATTCGATGTGATTCATGGATACCCCGCTTACATCACGCCGAGCATTGAGCTCACGATCGTCATCAGTGCTCCTGTCTGCTCAGGCATTAGCCTGAAAAGCGACGCTATTCCCTCGCTCACCTCCTTCAGTTTCTGGTGCTCTGGCGCGTTCAGCATCACCGCCTGCTTTGCTTCAGCGCATTCCTTCATGGCCGAAGACAGGCGCGACAAAATATCGTCCTGAGGCATCAGACGATGTCGGAACTCCAGCGGAAGAACGGCCATGATTGCCGGGGTAAGAAGGCGAACGTACTCGCGATAGCGCTCAGACTCGGCCGGGTTGTCCAGGTAGCGAAAAAGCTTCTGTCGGGCACGGCTGATATCATCAGGGAACGCGATCTCCTCGCCGCCCTGCTGGCGCCACTCATCGATGATATGTGCCGACACAACATCCTGGCCCTCAGCTGCAGCCCAGGCGCGAACAGCAGAGCGAATAGCGTCGTGATCTGACTCTCTCAGCTGATTTCGCTTTATCAGGGCGCCGGTGTTGAATCCGGTATTTTGTTGAAAGGAAAGTGTTTGCATAGTCAGCCTTCCTGTTTCGGCAGGCCGTCAGTGGGGTTTGGGTAAATGTCACCACGCATCTGATGAGGGGTAACCTTCCATCCGAGAGCCTCACAAACTGGAATTACGCGATGAGCGGGGGTCTCGCTATTCAGCCAAAGGCTAACTGTTTGAGGGGTTGTGCCGAGTCGTTTAGCCAGCTCGGTCTGGCTCATGATTGAGCAGATAATGGTTTTTAGATTCGTATTCATAAAGCCTCCTTGGAAATACAAGAAAACATTACATCACCAAATTAGATATAACAAGTTTTTCTTGTGTTAATCTTGCAATGTCTTCTACAAGTAAGGCTTGTAAAATGATAAATATGAAAACAGAACAGCATGAAAACTTTGTCCGCAGGCTCCAGCTCATCCAGCATCAAACTGGCTGGAACCTATCTGAGATTGCCAGGAGAGTTACTGTTTCTCCTCAGGCTGTTCAACAATGGGCCAAAGGTGAAACAACTCCACGCGGTGAGCGCCTTAAAAGACTTGCGGCTGTAACTGGTAAACCTGAGCATTGGTTTTTCATGCCGCCAGACGAAGATGGTGAGAATGTTTCATCGCAGACAGAACCTGAAGCGCCTGGCCGGAACGAACTGGATGACAAAGAGAAAGCCCTTTTAGCTCTCTTTAACCAGATGCCGGAAGCCGAGAAGAACAGGCTAATAGTCCACGCAAAAGCCACTTTAAAAGAACTAGACCTCCTCAAGGATGACGTTCTCAGCATCATCAAAGATATTAACGATTAAATTCATATGATTAGCAGCTATCCATATCGGATAGCCGTTTCCCCATGCCCTCAATAACAACATTTTATTGTATTTCTTCTTGTAAAAAGCAAATTTACCTTGTAACGTTATTCACATCGACAACAAACGCATTGTTGTCAGGTGGTAAACGTTCCGCTGGCCGGCGACAAGGCAGAGGTTGAAATGAGTAAACAAGGCATCAGAGCCATGGTCATTTCGGCAGTAATTGGACTCTTCATCTGGATAGCGCTTATCAGCGCACTGAGGGAGTTATTTCTATGATTGATTTCGCACGAAAACCCGCTCGTCAGCAGGCTGTTCGTTTAAATCCGCTGTCAGCTTTCATCCGCCGGGTGTGCTACATGCTCGCGCAAAAAGGAGACCCTTCATGAGCACGATGTTTGCCCTGGTTCTCACCGTCAGCATGCTGACGGGCGGTAATCAGGATGTCCTGCTCGGCGTTTACGACACTGAGAATGACTGCAAGGCAGCTGCAGAAGAGCAACACGTGAAAGCTGAATGTTATCCGCTGAAAGGCGTACTTGACGAGCATCCGGCCGGGTTCACGGTGCAAATGTAGGGGGAAGAATGCAGAAAAAATGCGGTTACTGCCGTAAAGCAATCGAGGAAAAACCAGTAGTAAGCACGCTGTTATATCTCCAGGGGAACCAACTCGCACGGAAAGAAAAAGAGTACTGCTCTGAACGCTGCGCCTCTTACGACCAGATGGCGCACGAGGGCTAACGTAAACCCGCCGAAGCGGGCTGTACGTCCGGTGCCACCGACCAAAGTTACACCGGAAATTACCAAAACCAATGACCACCCTGAATGGGCGCTACCAATGGCCCGGGGGATTCTACATCCAAAATAGAGGCTATCACATGGAATATTTTTATCTGATAAAAGCGACTCAAAAATCGGGTAAAGCTGATGCCATAATCTGGCGTACTAATAAATCAGAAGCTCGCGCCCTTCTGCAGCTGGACGTCGATCTGGAAGACGCTGGGATCGAAACAGGCCGCGGCAAAGACTATCAAAAACCAATTCGCACCGATTTCCCGGTATTCAATGACCTTCCGGCGGAAGGTGTTCTCGATTACTCATGGTGCGAACGCTACCAGCTCGGCGATGATGGTCGCACCTGGGCTCTGAAGCCAGGTCAGGCGCCTGCGGAGCATCACATCAATGATGCCGAAGTATCCGCTGAGCCCGTGGAAACTTTCGGAAGCGATGAATACCAGGACGATTCGAGCGCGCTTTTTAACGTGGCAGAACTCCCCTTTCGCGCTCAGTTGCTGGCGCAGTACATGGCTGAAGAACGTCACGTTTATCATATCAGCATGCCTCACCGGCAGGAGCTGTCAGCTCTTGAAATGGACACTGATAATGCGGCCATCCAGGACCTGATCCTGGCCGCCGAGAATGTCCCTGAAATCAAAAAATACGATATGCCGGCCCTCTGGAAATTCACCAGCGCCAATAAAAAAGTCTTCCCGGAAGGGAAACGACATGAGCTCGGCAAACGTATCCAGTTTGCAAAACTGTGGTTCGCCACGAACGCGATCGACCGCGGCATTCTCACCAGGGAATGGGCTGCCGGTAACTGCATTTCTTCGGTTTTGAAAATCGATGCAGGTACGAATGCTGGCGGCGGTAATAAAACCGATCGCAACCCTGACTACACCCATACCCTTGATACGCTCGATGTAGAAATAGCTCTGGCCACAATGCCAATGGATTTCGATATCTACAATTTCCCGGCATCAATTCACCGCCGGGCCAAAGAGATCGTCCAGAAGAAAGAAAGTCCGTTCAAGGAATGGTCTGCAGCGCTGCGCAAGGTTGCAGGCATCCTGGATTATTCCCGCGCCGCCATTTTTGCCCTTATTCGTGGCGCCACCAGCGACATTCATCATTTCCCGGTAAGTCTGCAGACCTATATCAATGCGAACCTGACCGAGCATAAGCATGACGCCCCTTCTACTGAGACGCTTGAAAAAGCTGGTCATGTTTCATCTGCCGCCGTCACTCTGGACGCTGTGAAAAAGGCTATCGATGGAGATGAAGGTGTGCCTGACCTGGAAACTCTCCCAACTGACTTTCAGGTAATTGGCACCGAACAGGTGAAAGAAGCTCAAAAGAAACGCCCTGACGCTAATCAGGTTCTGGCCGCCGAACGCGGCGAATATGTCGAAGGTATCAGTGACCCCACGGATCCGAAGTGGATAACCGAAGACCTGACCAAACCCAAACAGCCTGAAGTTTCAAACATGGGCAATGGTGTTTTTTCGATTGATGGTCTGATGGATAGCCAGCCAGCACCAGCACCAGCACCAGCACCAGCACTTTCTATCGTGGACCAGGCGCGCCAGCGCGCTGCAGAGGAAAAATTACATCCAGCTAATTCCGGGGAAACCACCAGCGATGTGCAGATGGAAACGGCTCAGCCGGTCGAAGACGAAAATGATAATGCGGTATCAGCAGGCGAAGGCGCTGATGAGCCTCCTGCGCAAACAATTGCCGTGAACATGAGCAAAATACTGGCTGAACGCTGCCCGGATCTTACCGCCGAAGTGCTGAAAAACCAGGTTTCCGAGAGTGCTCATAGCGATGAAGAGGAAGAGGCTGAACAAGCAGCACCAGCATGGCCGGAGTATTTCGAGCCTGGTCGATATGAAGGCGTGCCAAATGAGGTCTACCACGCCGCTAACGGCATCAGCTCCACGATGGTTAAAGATGCCCGGGTATCGCTGATGTATTTCGAGGCGCGCCACGTATCCAAAACCATCCAGAAGGTGCGCTCTCCTGTTTTGGATATGGGCAATCTGGTGCATGCACTGGCGCTGCAGCCTGATCAGCTGGAAAAAGAATTCAGTATCGAGCCGGAAATTCCGGAAGGCGCCTTCACCACGACGGCGACGATCCGCGCATTTATCGATGAATACAACAACGGGCTTCCGGTTTTGCTCAGCGCAGAGGACATCAAGAGATTCCTGGAGGAATACAACGCGAACCTGCCCGCCCAGGTTCCCTTGGGTACATCAGTTGAAGAAACCGGCCAGGGTTATATGTCTTTACCTGCTGAGTTCCAGCGCATTGAAGACGGTCAGAAGCAAACCGCCACCGCAATGAAGGCCTGCATCAAAGAATACAACGCCACCCTGCCCGCCCAGGTGAAAACTAGCGGTGGCCGCGATGTCTTACTGGAACAGCTGGCGCTTATTAATCCTGACATGGTTGCTCAGGAAGCACAGAAGGCGCAGCCCCTGAAAGTCTCTGGCACAAAGGCCGATCTGATTCAAGCCGTGAAATCGGTAAAACCGGATGCCGTGTTTGCCGACGAGCTGCTGGATGCATGGCGCGAGAACCCGGAAGGAAAAGTGCTGGTTACCCGCCAGCAGCTGGCTACGGCACTGGCCATTCAGAAAGCACTGTTGAATCACCCTACCGCCGGCAAGTTGTTGACGCACCCGAGCCGTGCCGTCGAGGTGAGCTATTTCGGCATTGATGAGGAAACCGGGCTGGAAGTTCGCGTGCGCCCTGACCTTGAAATAGACATGGGCGGCCTGCGCATTGGTGCGGACCTGAAAACCATCAGTATGTGGAACATTAAGCAGGAAGGCCTTCGCGCGAAGCTGCACCGGGAAATCATCGAGCGCGATTACCACCTGAGCGCGGCTATGTACTGCGAAACCGCAGCCCTTGACCAGTTCTTCTGGATATTCGTCAACAAAGACGAGAACTACCACTGGATCGCCATCATCGAGGCATCCGAAGAACTGCTGGAACTCGGCATGCTGGAATATCGCAAAGCAATGCGTGCCATCGCGAACGGTTTCGACACTGGCGAATGGCCGGCGCCGATTACCGAAGACTACACCGAAGAACTTAACGATTTTGATATGCGCCGTCTCGAAGCGCTGCGCGTACAGGCATAAGGGGGAACAGTCATGGAAAACACTAACATTGTTACAGCCGAACAGCAGGCACCAAACACCATTTCAGCTAGCAACGCGATCTTTAACGTTCAGGCTCTCGGTCAGTTAACTGCTTTCGCAAACCTTATGGCTGATTCACAAGTGACAGTGCCAGCTCACCTTGCAGGTAAGCCAGCCGATTGCATGGCCATCGTTATGCAGGCTATGCAGTGGGGCATGAATCCCTATGCAGTCGCGCAAAAAACGCATCTGGTAAACGGCGTGCTCGGATATGAAGCCCAGCTCGTCAACGCGGTAATCGCCAGTTCCAGCGCTATTAACGGTCGATTTCATTATCGCTACGGCGGCGACTGGGAACGTTGCACAAGGACGCAGGAAATTACCAGGGAAAAACACGGTAAAAATGGGAAATACAGCGTTACAGAACGGGTGCGCGGCTGGACTGATGAAGACGAAATCGGGTTATTCGTCCAGGTCGGCGCGATTCTGCGCGGTGAATCAGAAATCACCTGGGGGGAGCCACTTTATCTCTCTGGAGTCGTCACACGTAATTCTCCTTTGTGGGTTTCTAACCCGAAACAGCAGATCGCTTATCTGGGCGTCAAATACTGGGCACGGCTGTATTGCCCGGAAGTCATCTTGGGTGTTTACAGCCCGGATGATGTTGAACAAAGGACCGAGCGAGAAATAAACCCGGCGCCGGCGCAAAGAATGTCTGTCGCAGAGATCACCAGCGGAACAGACATCACCACCAGCGCGCAGGATTCAGCTCTCAATATTGATTCCCTGGCAGATGATTTCCGTGACCGCATTGAGCGCGCCGAATCGGTCGATGCAGCAAAAGCCATCAGGGCGGATCTGGATAAAGAGAAAGCTGTGTTGGGCACTGTTCTTTTCACCGAACTGAAAGGTAAAGCCGTGCAGCGTTATTTCATGGTAGACGCCCGAAACAAAGTTGAGGCCGCGATCAACTCTCTACCTAATCCCGGAGAACCGGAAGCCGTCGAACTGTTCGCTAAAGCTGAAGGCATTCTCAACGGCGCGAAACGCCACCTCGGTGATGAACTGTATGACCAGTTCCGCATCGCCCTAGACGACATGAAACCGGAATACGTGGGTTAACCAGATTGGGAGGGGAAACTCTCCCGATAAAGGAATGTATATGCGATTGATTAACCGAAGCAGACACTCCCCTCTGGGCCGCCAAGCGTGCGATGCGGCACTGGCAAAACACGTTGAGCTTTATGGAGCCTACGGGCGACAGAAAACAAAGAGAACTTATACGGTGGTGGTTCAAGGCTCAAAGATCACTGTAGAAGTTGTTAACAGAAAAAGTAGCTATGTGGCCACAGCCATGAGCTGCGCGCGCCGGCTACACCATCTGCCTGGACAATGTAACTAAGGGGTTTTTATGACTAATACATCTCATAAATCAGATGAAATTTTGATAACCGATGACGTTCTGTCCAGATACAAAATATCGCGCAGCACACTTTATTTCTGGAGCACCCCATCCCGGATGCCCTCTTACTTTGCTCAGCCATTCCCGCAGCCTAAAATAAATGGCAGCCCTAAAAGGTGGAGACTTTCAGACTTGTTGGCCTGGGAAGATAACGTGGGGATCAAACCAGAGGCTGACCAACCAGCTTCTCAAGGTGATCCTGCCAAACAGCAAGCCAGTGACGCTGATCATCCAGATAATCATGTAGGTTATAACGTGCCATGACACCTGCCATATGATGGCCAAGCAGTTTTTCCACAACATGTGGCGGCGCACCTAATTCAGAAAGGCGTGTCGCCACTGTTCGCCTGAGGTCATGGAGAGACCAGGGCTTCATGCCTGTTTTAGCTATAATCTGAGCAGAAAACAGAGCGACGTTTGGTTGTAGTGGCGGTCTGTCATCTTCTGGCCCTCTGTAGCGTGACAGTGTCACAACGTGTTTTGAAACTGACGTTTCCTTCTCTGCTAACATCATTCTTACTACTGCCTCGGGAAGTGCCCTTCTGACCGATTTCCCGGTTTTATAATCGCTTGCCGGAATGGTCCACGTTTGCTCATGAAAATCGAACCACTCCCATCTTGCTGTCCTGATCTCCGTACTCCGGCAGCCAGTCATGATGAGAAACTTCATTATCAGCTGTTGTCTGTACTTCAATTCAGGAAGGATATTCCAAACTGTTTTGATTTCCTCATCACTCAATCTGCGATCTTTGACGGATGCTGTGAGACCTACGTCAGAGCGCCTAAGGCTCTCAATTGGGTTCACATTAATTACCCCTCGATTGGAGCAAAAACGGAACGTACGCTGCATCAGCCCAAGCATCTGACCAGTGACAACTCTTCGCCCCATGCCATCAAAAAGGTTAAGCCAGTGCACTTTAGTGGTCTGATCAACAATCATGTTCCCCAGCACAGGCGCTATATGGTTATTGAAGTCCCGTCGGTTAACCTTGATTTTCACAAGACCTTCGGGGATGCAGTAATACTTTTCCCAGTAATCGAAAGCCTCTTTAACGGTGAGCGCTTCGACTTTTTTCTGTTTCTCCAGAACTGTTTGCCGTCTCGGATCGAGTCCTTCTGTCAACCAGGCCCTGAACTGCTGTCTACGTTCGCGAGCTTGAGATAAGGAGGTGGTGGGATAATCGCCAATCGTTAGCTGAGCGGCTTTCCCGTTCCATCTGTAGCGGTAAAAGAATGTTATACTGCCGGAAGTAGACAACCGGACATTCAGACCATGGGCGTCCGATATGACCTCGATCTGGTCTCTCTTTTTGCCAAGAGCTTTTCTTAATTTTGTGTCGGTAAGCAA